TTAATCTTCATATTCGATCCCATTCCTAACTAAATATGATAAATAATCTCTAACAGTTTTTTCAAAATCTTCTTGAGTTAGTTTAGAGTAATCAGTTTCCATGTAAGCTTCTGCTAACCATTCATCTTCAAACGTAACTTCTTTTGTACAAGTTAAGCCAATCACAGTTTCTTTATTAAAATACATTGAAAGCCATTTTTCTTTTATACTTTCCCATGTATCATTAACATCAATTCGTCCTAATTTTTTCCTTTTTTCAAATCCGTCATCTTTATAGTATCCAAAAAATGTTTTTACTTTTGTATTATGAGGTTTATGAGCTGTCCAGACCATAACACAAACATTAGTTCCAACAGGATAAAAAATATCATCTGGCATTGAAAAAACAGCTTCCAAAGTATGCTTCTTAAATAGTCTTTCTCTAACTTCCTTAAATTTTGTTCCTATTGCACATGACATTGGTACAACAACTATCCCTTTTCCGTTTTTAGCTAATAAAGCAAGTAGTCTTTCTACAAATTCTAATTCAGAATAATCTTTTTGTGAATAAGGAGGATTTATTAGCCCTATGTCTATATTTTTTCCTTCCAAATATTTTTCTACTTCTTGAGAAAAACAATCATCATGCAAAATATTAGACTTGCCATCTTTTCTAACAATCATATTTGTTATAGCCAAAGTAAATAATTCTGCTTCTTGTTCAACACCATATAGCGATTCTCTTTTTATTTTTTTAGACTCTTCTTCAGTAGTATTTTTAAGCATTTTAGACATTGCAGTAACTAAAAATCCTGCACTCCCACAACATATATCCAGTACTTTACTATGTTTATTGATTTCCGCTAATTCACACATGAAGTCTGTCAAATGCTCAGGAGTTAATACAATTCCTAACCCCTTTCCATCTCCACCACTATATTTTATAAATTCATGATAAAAAATTCCCAGTGCATCTACAGTTGTTTCTGAATATTCCATCATAGGTTTTATATTAGTATCTAATTGCTGGATATACCATCTAATAGAACCTTTTTCTTCTAAAGGTATTGTTGGAAGCTTTATATTTGTGTCTATTTCCTCAAAAGCATTGATTAGATTTTGAACCTTTGATTGTTGAATATTACTATCTTTAAGTTTGTTTTTAATTGCTGTTTTTAAATTATTCATAGTTGATTTATAAGTTATATAACTTTGATATTCTGTTGCAAAAGTTTCATCTTGAAGAGCAATTAAAACACCTGCTATAAATATCGGTTTTTGTCTTTCTATTATCTTTATTTCTCTTAATGCATCATGTAACTCTAAAGAGACTTTTCTTACAGTTTCTAAAGAAAATTGTTTCTTTAATCTTTCTCCTCTAATATATCTTAAATAATTTTCTGGTTCAAGAATAGAATCATCAAATTTGCTAACAAATTCAAATTCTTCAGCACCTTTTCTCCAAATAAAAGTAGAAGACTTATGTTTTCCTTCTTCTGTTCCACTGGCTGCCAATGCAATTACGTTATATTCTTCTTTTATAAATTTAGCATAGTATAATACTCCATCAACTGCAAAGTCAGCTGGCTTATTAAGATTTTGAGATACATGTTTCTTTACATCTTTTTTACATTCCACCACAATAACTGTATTTGGGTCCTTAACATATGTCATTATAAATTCCGGTTTTCCCTTACCTTTTGAATCTCCTGGATATTCATATACTCCACATTCTTTTGGCTTTCCCCCTGCTTTTTTTAAAAGTTCTTCTAATTTAGTTGCTTTTTCCATATTCCCCTGTGGATAGACATAACCAAAGTTATTTTGACCTATTGTTATATTCATTGCATCTAGTACTAATTTTTCAGCATATACTTCTATTTTCATAACTCAACCTTTCTATATTAAGATTTTAATATGTTATAATTTTAGCTTATATTCTAAATAATTTCAACGATTATATTAAATATCTTATTATATAAAGAAAGTGGCTGTTCTAGCCACTCTCTTCTTTTATCTCTATTCCAAATACTCCTATTATTATTAATTCGTCTTTTGTATCCAGTTCTTTTATAGCTGTTACATATTTTTCTTTATGAAATCTACTATATCTATTTACTTCTTCTAAAAAGTTTATCTTTTCATCGCTAGACATTGTCATCCATTCAATTTTTTTATATATGCTATTCCATTTTCTATTTTTAAAATATTCTCTTCTTTTAATTTATCAATTTTCATATCTATTTCATTATAAAAAGAAAAATTAAAAACTATAAGACTTATTAATAACATAAAAAACTTTTTCATATTTTCTCCTCTATTTTTTTATTTCTTGTTTATCTCTACATTGTTCTAACATATTTTTTAATTGCTTTGGTACTGGTAAACCTGCATTTATTACATTTTCCAAAATACTTAGCCCTTCATTAGCAAAATAAAAACATATAACTAAGTATCTACAATTGTATTTAAAGCTTTTTGTCTCTAGTATTTCATCTGCCAATGCTGCAAGAGCAACAACACAAAACATTGCAGCTTTTCTTGGAATTCCTTTAAATCCTACCTTACTGTTAGTAGAACCGCTTTTTGTAGATTTAAATATACCTGTTATAAAATCTATAACCATTGCTCCAAAGAGACAATAAATAAATTTGTCCTTTCCACCTACTGCATAAAAAAAACAAGAAACCAGCATCCCTACCACTATAACTCCTTTATCTACAAGTATTTTTATTACTTCTACAAACATATTCCATATTTCTCTACATTCCAATTTTAACTCTCCTTTACAACTTGATTCCTGCTTTTACTCCACCAACTAAATTAGAGTTTCCTTTAAAATCAGTTCTTCCTTCTAAGTAGCCTTCTATATATCCTTTGCTATTTATATCTTTCTGCATTTCTCCTGCTACTTTTAATACATCCTTTGGAGTTCCTGTGGTTGCTGTTTTAAGGATTTCATTTACAATTACGAGTTGTTTATCCTTTGCACTTTTAAAAGTCTTTTGAAGCGTTTTTAGAGCTTCTTCTATTAAAGAAATAATAAATTTTTCTGATATAAGCCAAGATAGATATCCAGGGATTCTTTTTTTGAATTCTTTTATAGCATACTCAAGTTTTTGTTTCCCTTGTCCTGATATAAATTCTTCCTCTGCTCTTGTTACTACATAACAAGCTATTACCCATAAAGTTTCTTTTTTATATCTATACAAGTAATAGATTCCAGCTATAGATAAAATAATTGTTATTATTAAAAGTATTGTTTCTCTATTCATTTTTTATTCCTCCCTATCCATTTATCCAGTATTTCTTTCTTTCCTGATCCTTATTCAATTTAAAGCCTATATGTACAAAGTTTTGTTTAGGATAATAAATCAATTGATCAAATTGTATTATCCCTTTTACTTGTGCCTCTATGATCTTATCATATATCTTTTTACTACTCATCTTAGTACTGTAGACATCCACTGCCAATCCAAATCTATGTGCAGAAGTTTTGCTTCCTTTTACTGCTGTGTTAAGTTCTTCCGACCTAAACCAGCTAAGAACTATAAGAGGGATTCCTAGATATTCCCTAATTAAATCCATTCTGGATGCTGTATATAATATGTTATCTTTTTCATCTCTTGATGGAATATTCTTTATTTTTAATCTTTCTCCCGTTGCTGATACTATTGTTTCTTTTTCATCAAAATATTTTGATATTTTCATTTTATCCTCCTTAAAAAATTATTTATTTACATTAATAATTTTAGCTATAAGCCTTTTACCTTTTCTGCTAGGTTGTTTATATCTACTTCTAGTAGAGCCATTTTTTCACTTAGCATTAAAATTTCTTCTTCAGAAGAAAATCCACTATCTTCTAAATCCTTTTTATCATCCTTTAGTTTTTTATATTCTAGTATTTTATTTTTTCTTTCTTCTATTAATTCTTCTCTTGTAGTTCCCTCTTCCCAGATATGCACTTCTTTATTCCAAACCTTTTTTATAAGGTTCTCTGGAGCTTCTACAACTATTATCTCTCCATCTTCAACATATTCTCCATCTTGAAGTAATTCCAATTTATTATCCAATAAAATAAGTTCTTCTCTAGTTTTTTCTCTAATATTTCCACTTATATTGTCTTTAATAGGATTATTATATTTTTCTAAAGAAGCAAACATAGTAGTTTCCCAACTTGGAAAATATTTTATAGGATTTTCCTTAAACTCTTCATAATCCTTTATAAAAGGCTGTCCTATTAATTCTAAATTTTTATTATAAATATAGATTATTTTTTCCATTTCTTTTCTCCTTTTTGTAATTTTATTTTTATATATTTCTATTTTTTTCTATGTATAAATTATTGAATTTAAATAATTTAAATTTTTTTTTAATAGAATAAAATTGCTTTTGAAATATATAATGTATTGGAAATTCCTTTTTCTTTAATTGCACTATATACACTTAATTGTCCATTACCTACAATGTTAACTAAATCGTGGTAAATAGTCCCTGAAGAATCTACTTGCTCAAACACAGAAAAATTTTCTGATGTATAAGTTATTGGAATAGTTGTAGAAGTACCCCTTGAATCCTTAAATCGTATTGTTACAAGACCAAATTTCCAATTTTCTTCTACTGTTATTGGTAAATTTATGTTTCCGGAAGCAAAAGTTTTAACACTATTAGCTAAATTCTGTAATTTCAACAATAAATCATTATTGGAAATCCCTTCATAATAATTTGAATCAGCGTAATTTAATACATTATCATTAAAACACTTAAAATAAGATTTATTCTGAGTATCATAATATACCTTATTTGCTTTCTTGGTATTGCTGTTATTTAATTCTCCAGCAAATTCTAGACCTAACATCTGAGCTAACCTAATTCCTTCTAATATTTCTCCTTCATTAGTTCCAAATGGTTTATCTAAATCTTTATATATCTGTTCCCAAGATATTAATTTTAAAAGTTCATCTGGAATTCCATTTCCTGCTGTCCACTCTCTATCTCCACCAATGTTTTTATACCACTTTCCATTATCCGCTTTATAAATTTTATCTGCTTCAAGAGAAGTCCTTCCAGAACTTAGATCTCCTTTTGCTTCTAAATCTATTATCACATAACTTTTATCCGCAGTATCTCTTGTTAAAAATACAGCTCCTTCTTTTATATAAATATCTGCTTCTGCATCAGAACTGAATGCAAGATACACTGTATGTTCTGCCATAAATGTATCCCCAAATGAATTATTTGGAATAGAATCACTTTCCTGTGCTGCAGCATAACAATATAATATTTCTGTTGCATCCCCTTCTATTTTTGCATATATTCCAAATTCTTCTGTTCTAAAAGATTCTGTTAAATTTTTATTTGTTATTTGTATTTTTATATTTACAGTTCCTTGATCATTCAATATATCACTTACAACACAGTCTAATCTTTTATCCACAAGTTCTTTTATTTCTCTTAAATCTCCTGTATATGTTCCTTGTCCAAAGGCTGCTTTTGTAAATACTATTTTCCCAGCTCCAGACAAAGCTCTTCCTAATAGATTTCTCCCATCATTTGTTACTGTATGCCCATTAAAAATAGCCATTATTCCCTCCTTGTTTCCTCTATATATTGACTTAAACCTCTTTTTATGTTAAGAGTTGATTCTTTAAAATAAAAATCTACTTTAGCAGGATAAAATTTCATCTTCTGCCCTTGCATTATATGAAATCCTGAATAAAACTTTTGATCACTTTTAGAAAGAAATATTAATTTCTCAAGATGTTGGCTTTTCTTTTTAGCATCTTCTATTCTTTCTACTGCTTTACTGAGTGTATCTGGCACAATTCCATTTACAAGAACTCTAAAGTATCCAGGAGTTCCTTTATACTCATACCATTGCTTTATTTCCGCATTATCAAAAAATATATCTAGCACTTTTACAACAGCAGCTTTAGTTCCTTTGATTGCATGAATTGCAAAAGAAGTTTTACACGACTTTCTTTTCTCTGCTACGGTCATTGAATAATCATAGAAATCTACATGAAGTTCTCTTGCAACTATATCTAATTCAGATTCTGACATCTCATCTATTCTATCTAAATAAACAAGAAATTTGATATTAGATATTATATGTTTTTCAATTAATTTTTCTGTAACTGCCAGTATTGAGCTATCTTTTATTATTTTAGGAGCTAACTTTTTTAAAAGTCCTTTATCATAAATTACATTCATCATCTTGCTTCACTGCCTTTAAAAGTTAGTTTAATATTTTTCCCTACACATAAAGTAATATCATCAGTTTCATAATTAGATGGACTTAAAATCTCAACTCTTCTAATATCACTATCTTCCTTACAAATACCGATAATATCTTGGATATTAAGAGATTGTCCTATTTCTCTATTTCTTATAAATTTTTTTAATCTTTCAGTAAGTCTTTCTTCTATAAGCTCCTTTGAACTTGCTGAATCTTTATATAAATAATAATCTATTTCAATGTTATATTCATATAGAACAGGATCTTTTATGATTATTTCATCATTAAGAGCTTTTCTATCCTCCATATCAAGAAATGTTTTGATTTTTTCTTTTTCCTCATTTGAAAGTGTTTCTATTCCATTACACACATATATTTCTAATCTATTTGGAATAGGTGATTTTATAACTACATCAGTTACTAGAGTAGATGATTGCATTACCCAAAAGCGATATGCCCCCTCACTTCCTGCTGATGTAAATGATTCAGGAATTAATCTCAATCTTTCTCTATATTCATCATCATTTTCCATATCTCTTCCTCCAGTCACTTCACTTATATTTTCGCAACTTTCGAAGTAATCATATCTGTCTACTATATTTATAATTTCTCCAATAAGTATTTTTCCTATATCTCCTGCTGTTTCACAAACAACTGGAATATCTACATAAAGATTTCCTACAACGATATAATGTTCAGCTTCTGATGTAAAAATATAATTATTATATGAAAATCTAGTTCCTTTTGGAATAAAAACATCTCTGTCAACAGTTGTTGATATAAAACATCTCATAGTTGTTCTAGCATGATTAGCTTCTAATCTACTTCCTCTATCTCCATACTTTTCTCCTTTTAGATCTAGTCTAATATTCTTAGCATATGGAAGATAGTTTTGAACTGCTACTTGATTCATTTCAGACTTTATAATTCCTAATAGAGCTGCAATAGTTGAATATATATATGTTGTTTCATTTGCTGGTGGAAGCCTTTCTCCTGTTAATTCCTCGTGAAGTTTTAAAGCCTCAGCGAGTATTTCTTCTGGATCTGATTTTATTAATATTATTTCATTACTCATTTTATTTTAATTCCACCTCACATTCTATCATTAATCCCATATCAGAAGGGGTACAGGTCACATCAAGTAATCTTAACCCTTTAATATATTTGTCTATTTGTCCTTGCAATTCTGCTTGTATAACATTTTCTATTATTGTAATAGGCTTGTCTGTAAGCCTTGCGTCTATCCCTAAATCTCTTTTTAAAGGTACTGTTCCTCTTACTGTATTTAAAAGCACATACAGTTGATAAAAAGGAGAAAGTTTATTCACTTCTGGTGCTTTTAAACTATTTATTACCATAATCTTCCTCCCTTTAATGTTGTCATTATCTTTGTATTTACATTTTTTATCACTTTATCTTTAAGTTCTGTAGTTCCTTCACTGGTTACTAATTCTTCAGTAGCAGTTCTTTCTATATCTTCAATATATTCCTGTAGATTTAAAGTAATCTCCATCACAAGTGGATTCCCTAATCCATCTGTTTTGGCATATTTTGCTTGAAAATTCTCAATTCTAAAGTTATGTGACCCTATTTTTTTCTTTCCAAGAATGAGAGGATAATGTTCTCCCACTTCACATACTCTTATAAGCTCATTTAAAGTTTCATTTATGTTGCATAGATCACGAATAAGTTTTATAGGAAGAGTAATCTTTCTCAGCTCTCTTGTCAGATGTTCTGTAACATCTTCTCCTTTTAGTCTTTGGTGTTGCTTAACTCTTGCAGCTATGGTCATCCCAACTTCTGATGGTGTAAGTACATTATTTTCTGCTACTCTAAAAACTATTTTTCCAAAACTTCCTATACTGCTTATATAATTATATAATTGAAAGTTATTCAAATAATCTCTTGCTATATCTGTTGCTACTTTTCTTATCATAATGGCACAAACCCCTTTGCATAAGATATTCCTTGTGTTGTGATATCTCCTTTGCTGTCTATAGTTTTCTCAACTTCCACTGCTCCTGTTACTTTAAGTCCTTTCTTGATTTCAACCTCCGAATTTATAGTTGTAAGTTCTGCATCCAACTTTATATTTCCATCATCTGAAATTGTAAGTATACTTTTTCTAAAATTTATCTTATATTCACCTTTTTTACTTTTACTTTTGTTTTTGTCTGAAAAGAAGCAGCCTATTATAAATCCATTCTCTGTATCATCTCCAAAAAAGATGCAAACAACAGGAGTATTCACTTCTGGTATATGAATTTCCTGATTAAGATATGAAAGTGGTGAGAGTATTTGAAGATCTCCAGTAATCATATCGTCATATTCAAAAAGTTTTACCTTTGCTGTATAATTTTCTGGATTGATACTATGGATAGTTCCTACTGCTCCACCTAAGCTTGTAAACATTATTTTTCTCCTTCTTTTTCTTTTATCTTATATGAGTTTATTTTCATTATGAAGTTTGGAAGTGTCTTAATGACCTGAGATACCATGTATTTTCCATTGAATTCTCCTGAATTTATTATTGTAAATATGCATCCAGCATATATATTTCTGTTTCCTATATCTGTAATTTCTAGTTCCGCTTCTCTTTTATTTGCTTGTTCTAATTTTTTCAAAGCATATTTTTTTAAATCTCCAGATCTTCCTTGCCCAGTAAGTTTTAACACTTTGTTTTTAGTTCCCACTCCTTTTCCTCTAAGTTCACTTTCAGTTATAATTACTGCTTCTTCTTTCAATTTAACAACATTAAATCTTTTCACTTGTACAGCATCATAAATCTCTGAACTTTTATCTACAATTCTATAATCTTGAACTTTATTCAGATCAAGTGTTACAAGGCTTTCTCTAGTTGTAAACTCTTCCTCATCAAAGAGAACTAGTTTATTAAATGTCAATTTTAATTTTATTCCTTCATCTTCAGCTACTTTTTTTAGAAAGGCAAAGTCTGTTTGTTTCTTTTGTGTTAAATTATTTAAAATTATTTTCTCTTTTACAAGATACTGAAATTTCAATTCATATTTCTTAGCAAATTCTTCTCCCAGCCTTTCCAAAGTTACAGTTCCCCAAGTCTTTGAATTTCCTGTATCTTTTGCCTTAAGAGGTGCTGATATAGCTTTTATAGTAGCTGATTCTTTATCCAGCTCTCTTTCATCTACATAAAATATTCCTGTTTCAGCTTCCTTTATTCCTTCTGTTGCAGTTTCCCAATTTAAAGTTTTTATCCCAACTGAAAGAACATCCCCTTTTTTAAATGCCCATCCATCTCTTAAAAATACATTATCTTTATTTTGTAAAACTATTTTTAAACTATCCAGAGTTCCTTCTAGATTATCTATAATTTCTAAAGATTCTAAATAAGGAAGAAGTGATTTACTTATATTTTTTTGTTGAAATATTACATCTGGTTCAACCCTTCTTATTTTGTTATCCATTCAGGAAGTCCTCCTATATTATCCTCTGATATTTCTGGAACTATAAGAGCTATATTTGCAGGGAAAAATACAACTCTTGAAAGTTCTGGATTTACTTTTAGAAGATGAGAAGTATACTTCTCATCTCCAAAAATTTTAAAAGCGATAAGATCCCAAGTATCATTTTCAACTGTTAGATATGTTTTAATAAGCTGTTCTGATTTTATCGCCATTTGAATTCCTCATCTCCTTCAGCATTTTACTAATTTCTTTTTTTGTATTTTCTAATTCTCTTTTTAGTTCACTTATAATTTCTGTGGTATCAGCATTGTTTCCCACTTGAATATTTATTTCTGGATTATAAGTTAGATGTATTGTTTCTTGTGTACTGCTGTTGTAACTATTTCCTGTATCCCTTGCCTTCGAAAGTGTTTCAAATAAAGTTCCTTTATTGTATTCAGCATTTTCTCCAGCTGTAAGAACTCTCTCTCCTTTATGAAGCCTTGCTATATAATTATCATAAGGAACATAATTTAGTCCATTTCTGTGACTTCCATCTACTCCTTTTCCCTTTGCTTCTGCATCTATATCTAGTAAAAATTTCTTTACAAATGGGAAATTTTTAATTTTATCTTTCACATTTCCAAAGAAATCACTTATTTTATCCCATGCTTTATTAAGTGAAGTTTCCACAGAAGTAGCAAAGTCCATTATTCCTGATTTTATTCTATCCCAATTTTCATATAAGTCTTTTCCATTCTTTATAAGTAGCCCCATTGGCCCCAGCAAGAACCAATACTTATTGGCAAATTCCCATATATATTTTCCTGCTGTTATTGCCCCTGTTTTCAACACTTCCCAGTTTTCATATATCTGTTTTCCAAGTTTTAATATAAGCCCTAATGGTGCTAATAAGTACCAATACTTATCTGTTAACTCTATTAAATGGTCTATAAGAGCCCCTGCTCCATCAGTTGTAAGTATTTTCCAACTGTCATATAAAAATCTTATTCCTTGTATTACTTGCCCTATTGGAGTCATAAACTTTAAGAAAAACTTTATAACTCTTCCCAAAGAGCTATTATCCATATCTGCCCAAAGTTTTTTTATTGCCACAGATAATTCCAAGCTTTTTCTTTTAATTAAATCCCAGTTTTTATATATCAAGTATGCAGCCAAAGCTATTGCTGCTCCTATCCATATGATCGGACCCCCTAATGCTAATGCTCCAGCTTTAATTCCAGCTAATATTCCACCTACACCTTTTATTACTCCAATAAAACCAATTATTTTACCTTTTAAAAATAGAAATCCTGCAAGTGCCTTTGTTAAAGTGAAAAATGTTCCAGCAAAAACAATAATATTATCTATTCCTATAAAATTAATAAAATTAATTATAGGCTCTAATACTTGCATCAAGAAAGAAAAGGCTTCTACTAGCTTTATGATCCCATCTCCTATAGATTTAACTAAGCCTTTAAATATCTCTTTACTCTCATCTTCATCTGGAAATAATCTTTTCATAACTTCTATTGCAGGTTCTAATGCCTTTTTAAACCTTCCTATAAAGTTTCTAGTAGATATGAAGAACTTCTGCCAGAATATATTTGCCATAGAATTATTGAAGCTTCCATTTAAAATATTGGTAAATTCTGAAATATAATTAGTAGCTTGTCTTATGAGATATAAATTTCTTTTTGAAAATATTCTGCTTCCTATGGTTACCTTTAAACCATCAAATGCAGATGTTAAAAGAGTCCATGTTCCACTAGCTCCTTCAAGCATTATTTCTCTCATTTCTGCTGCTTTTCCAACACTATCTTTTGTTGCTGCTTCAATTGTTTTTGCTACCGCTTGAGAACCTTTGTATGTAATTCCATCTATTGTTTTCTCTGCTGAAAGTAATTTTGAAAAAGCTCTTTCTCCCTGATCTCCAAAAACATTTTTTAAGAATTCGAGTTTATCCAGTCTACTCATTTTCTTTGTTTTTTTCTCAAAAAGTTCAACTGTTTTAGCCATTCCAATAAAATTTCCATTTGCATCTTCTATATCTATTCCAATTCTTTTTAAAACACTTCTTTTTTTGACAAGAGAAGAAAACATTTTATCCATTCCTCTTCCTGCCATTCCTGATTTAATGGCTTGATCTCCCATTAAACCTAATGTTCCCGTCATTTCTTCTAGTGATACTCCTAAGTTTCCAGCTGATCCAGCAGCATATTTAAAAGACTCTCCAAGCATTTCTACATTTACATTGGTCTTACTCATTCCCCATGCCAGAACATCTGCAAATCTTCCAGTTTGGTCTGCTGTCATATTGAAAGCTGTAAGGTTATCTGTAATAATGTCAGAAACCATTGCTACATCTTCTCCAGAAGCTGCTGCAAGGTCTAAAACTCCACCCATTCCTGCAATGATTTGGGTAGATGAAAAACCTGCTAATGCCATTTTTTCCATTGCTGCCGCAGATTCTCCAGCAGTAAATTTAGTAGTAGCTCCCAATCTCATTGCTTCTCTTTCAAGAGCAGCAAATTCTTTTTCTGTAGCTCCTGCTATTGCTTGGACTTTTTTCATATTTGCATTAAAATCCAAATATGTTCTTGCTGATCGAACTCCAAGATACCCACTGGCTGCTATCCCAATTGTTCCTGCTCCTACCACAGCTTTTTTAGCAAGATTAAGTCCTGCTCCAACAACTCTTCCTCCAAAATTTTTGGCTTTTTGTTTTAACCCACCAATTTTGTCATTAATTATTTGTTGTGCATTAAGTTTTCTCATTCTTTCTTCTGTTTCTTTAAGCTCTTTCTGGAGCTGATCCAATGGTATTTTTTGTTGTTGAAGTTCTAGCTTATACCTTTGGAATGTACTTCTTTGTTTTTCTACAGAACGAGATAACTTATCTACTGCTGGAATTAATTGCTTATATCTTTTTTCTTCCCTTGCAGATAGTTTTATTCCTGCATTCTTAGCCTGTTCAAGTCTTTTCAGTTCATTTCTATTTTTTCGATAAAGTTCAATAGTTTTTCCATATTTTTCTCTGCTTTCTTTATAATTATTTGCAGTTTTTTCTACATTCTTTAATCTTTTATATTCAGATGTTAGATCCTTTGTTTCTTTGGCTAAGTTCTTCATGGAAGCTGGAAGCTGTTTATCTATTTGAGCTGAAAGCTTTAGTATTAACTCCATTCCTTTCTGTTTTGCTATTTTCCTCATCTCCTTTCTTGTGCTTTTTTATTATATAGCTCAATAAGGTCTTGTAATCTCCATAAAGGAGAAGCCATTAAGACTTCATATGACATATTCATATTTAATCCGAATGGCTCATTTAGTGCAATTATAAGATTATCTATAAGAGATAAAAGGTTCTTTTCTGGATTATCTCCTAGTCTAGTTGCAAAAAAGTTCTCACGCAATTCTTAACAGCATTAAAGTCCTTATATTTCATTGCCAAGAAGTCAGTGTATGCTCTTCCTGATGTTGCTTCTGCTACCATTAAATAATATAAATCATCTAATTCCTCAATTGCTGAAGCTTTCTTTCCTCTTCTTTTTTGATAATTTTCCTTGATTTTTATAATTTTATTTCCTGTAAGGCTTTCAAAATCAAATGTTATCACTTCTCCTGAAGTTAATTTCACTTGATTTTCAGCAAGATTTTCTTCATTTTCATTAAATTCTTCTTTTTCTACTTCTATTTCATCTCCTATTTTTTCTTCTAGTTCTCCATTGACTTTTCTAAGTTCTTCCTCTGCTTTTTCAAGTTCTAAATCGTGATCATAATTTTTTTTCATTTTTTCCTCCTAAAATTATTTGATTTTTTTATGATAAAATAGATTTTGTTTTTTGATAAACATCTTCTCCATCTACTGTAGCTATTCTATTAAAAACATCTATTTCAGCTGATACTTCTCCATCTATTTCTAATTTATAATATGATAGAGCTATTTCTATTTCAGGCTCATTTTTTGATCCTCTACCTAACTCTCCACCTGTTCTTTTTTTAACATGACCTTTGCATGAAATTTCAATTTTTTTCTCTTCCATTTCATGTGTATCTGTTTCTATTCCACCTGTTGAAGCTTGAATAACTAAATTCAGTATTTTTCCTGCTCCTAAATTAATATTTTTTGAAATACCTGTAAATTTTAGTTGAAGTGTCATAGAATTAAATAAATTTTGAATAACGTGTTCATGTGTACCTATTCCCAACCCTTTTACTTCTTCCACTGTATTTTCTAAATCAGGAAGAGTGACAGTTCCCATTCCTACTATTTCATTTGATCCATCTTTTCTTACTATTGCGTCAACGATGACTTGTGCTAAAAACATTTATATATCAATCCTCCTTTAAGCTGCAAAGTATTCTGATAAATAAGCTCCATCATATTCAAGAATAAATTCCAGAGCCTGTCCAGGAATAACCCCACCAAGATATATATGCCATTTAAAGTTTCCTAGTATCATGTCATTTGCTGAATTTTCATCTGCTAAAAACTCTACTCTTCCTCCAAGAAGTTTTCCTTCTTTTGTCATACTGTTCAACCATGTATTTATATTCATTTTTATATTGGCTATTCTTGATGGTGTCATAGGTTTATCTACTTCATTGTCATAATTCATCTTGATTGTATTTGCAATGTATTTAAACATTCGTTTAACTGGAATCCACATATCCTTTGGATCTGTACTTCCTCCAGGCTGAAATATTGAAGTCATATTTCCCCAAAATACTATTCCATTTGGTCTGCTTAAAACTGTACAAATACCATTTTCATTTAGAAGATTTGCTTCATCTTCTGTGAAATCAAGTTCTTCATATTTACCAGAGGCAGCTTTATAACTAATACCATTTCCCTTTATATTTTTATTTGATGGGGATTCATATGGTACTCCATCATTTCCTGCATCAACTGAAGCAGACAGAAAAGCCGCAAATATAGATTGATAAAATAATTTACCTCCAAATCTTACTTTTCCATAACATAATATTTGATCTTCATCAATCCAGTTATTACTTTTTTTAAATTCAATTGCTTCTCCATAGGCAGTTGTTTCAGGCATATCTACAATTGACATTGATCCCCATTTATTATTTATAAGCTGTGCTTTAGTATCTAGGATAGTTCTCACTTCATTTGAATTATATCCAGGAGTTATTACATAACTTGGAATCATGCTATATCTTGAAAAAATTTCTTTTAAGCATTCCATCCCCTTTGGTTTTAAAGTAACAGGATCGATACTTCCAATAATGTCACTATCCTTAACCTTTGAAGGATCAAGAAAATCATATTCGATATCTACTTTGGCAATATCACTAGTAGCTAGAACAACAATACATTTTCCTTCAGCATCAAAAGTATAACTAGCATCTGTTATTTCAATAGATGTGTCATTTCTTTTTAAAACTATTGTATCTGGAATTATTCCTATCTTTTCTAAAGTTACTCTTTTTTCTACAACAGCTACTGCTTCTTCAGTATGTGCAGTTTTATGTATATTAGGATCTAGAACATTTATGCAAATTACTGGTGTTACTCCAAATACTTTAAAGGCTGTATATAGAGCTTCACTGATAGTAAAACCTTCTATATTATTTGTTCCTCCAAAATATGTTTGAGCATCAGTTTCAGTATTTATAAGTTGAGCTTTATTAACACAAGTTATATCTCCCATATTAATTGGAGCTGTACCTATAACAACTACAGGCTGTTTAACAGATAATATTCCTTTTATTTTACTTTCTTGTTCTTTAGAGTATGTTCCATGTTTAAATGTACTCATTTATTTTTTCCTCCTTTACTTTTTGGAGCATCATTATCTTCCTTTTTATCTTCCTCAGCTCCTTTTTTAATCTCTTTTTTCTTAAATTTTTTCATTGAATTTCCTGAAAATGCTTTTACATTTCTCTTATAATCATTAAATTTTTCTAAAGGAATAAAAAGATTATTTAACTTTTTATGTTCCTCATTTTTCATAATTTCATCATAAGTTTTTTCTTCAATGATGGCGTTTTTTCTTAATATCATTTTTCCTATTTGTTGATCATTGCCAACAAATATATATTTTTCAGTTTTATTTTTTTCTGACATTTTTCCTCCTAATCTCTATCTCTCATTAAGCTTCCAGTATCAGCTGTAGGAAGTATGACAGGTAATTTTATATCATATCCCCAATAGTCTCCAACAGTTGAGTCCTCATTCCAACTTCCAGTTATATCATCAAATTGAATACTATAATTTTGGGTAAAGTAATTTTTATTGAAATAATTCATAATTTTATTTACTGTTTCAAATAATTTATAGTACCCTGTACTTTCACTGTCTTTTATAACAACTCTTATAAGAAAGTTTGTAGTTTTATCTTCTCTTATTTTTATTTTGTCTGGTCTTACAAGGATGTATGGAATATACTCATCTATTTCCTCGCCTTCACTTTTTTTTTCTCTGCTAAATTCTTGCTTTTTAGGTTTTAAAAATCCATTTATATAAGTGAATTCTGTATCATCAGGAAAAATTTTTGTTTTTATAGTTTCTATGATGGCTTTCTCTATCCTTTCAACAGAAATCAATTTACATCACCTCATCTAGTTTTTTATCAAGCTCTTTATGAAATATTTCCATTACTTTTCTTTCCATTTCTGGTGTCAAGCCTGTAGTCATTTGAAATGCCGAAACTGTTTTTACTTTTGAAATATGATTTCTATCCTCGTCATTTCTTATATAAAGACTACTATTTTCAAATTGAGGTACTCTAGAATTTTTTTTATAAAATCCCCAGAACATTGTTCTCATGGTTATAGAGCCACTTCTTTTATAAACAGACCCTTTCAAATGTTCTTTACTAGCACTTGGTTTCTTTACTGAAAGATTAAAATTTTGTAGATTATTTCTTTTGGTAGAAGCCATAAAGGAAAATTCACTATCTTTCTTTTTTATTTTAAAGTTACTGTTTTTTAAAACTTCTTTATCTGCTGTATAAGTTTTATCAATGTATTCTTTTTCTAGTTTTCTAACTAGATTAGCAGCTTTTTTTAAAGAAGTTTCAAGTGCCTCCTTAGCTAAAATAGGAGATAATTCAAATAATTTATTAATTTTTTCTATTTGTTTCTCATTTAGTTGTATATTCATGCCCCTCTCCTAAACTCAACTAAAGCTATTTTACGGACTCCTTTTTCTTCAACTACTTCCTTAATTTCATGTTTTACTCCATTAAGTGTTATTGCATCTCCTGACTCTAAAAAGAAAGGAAAATCTTTTTTCTTTACAGAAACTACCACTCCATATGTGTTTATGCCTACATCTTTTAAATTTTTATTTCCATATTTCTTTTTCCATTCTGTATGGGAAATAACAGCAGTTAGTCTAATGCCAGCAAGATTTACTCTTTCAGCAAACTCATTTTGATTAAAGAAATTCCTAGCAAGGTCTTTTTCTGCTTCTATCATAATATTCTCCTATTTTTTCTTACTAGTTTTATTTTTTTTCGCAACTTCCGAATTTTCTATTTCTTCTTCAGTAATTTCTATTTTTTCTTTAGGATTTATTACTTCTTCCTCTGTAATTTCCATTTTTCCTTCTGGATTTATTATTTCTTCTTCTATAGTTTCTGTTTTTTCTTCTTCAATTGTTTCTTCATCAGCTTCAACAACAGAAATATATCCTTTCTCCAATAGTCTTTCTGCTTCCTTTTTATTCATATCAAATATTGATCCAAGAATATATTTATTCCCATTATGGCTTATTGTAAATTTTTCAACCTTTACTTTCATTCTCTTCTCCTTTAAGGCAGGGGATATCTCCCCTGCAATATATTTTAAGCTAATACTTCAGCACAGAACCATCCTTGTGCATCTTCTGGCATAATAAGTGGTGCTGAATTAAGTTCTATTAGATCATCATTGCTGTCATCAGGGTATCTTGTTATTACAACTTCTTTTTTTACATGAACAGTTGCTCTTTTCCCTGCTTCTGACCTTACAGCAAGAGCCCCATAGTGACAACTAAAACTTCCTTTTTTTACTCCAATTATTGTTCCAGATGGTAAAAGATCAACTTCTTCATCTTCATCAGGATTTCTTACCCAATCAACATATGAGTAAATTGTCATATTTAATTTAGGTAAAAAAGCTATTAGCTTTTCTCCAGAAGGTGTTTTTTCTACACGATGATTTACTTGAAATAAATTAGCATTTGTCATTTTTAAGTATTCAATAACATACTTATTTTTCATAATAGCATCTGTTACATCTGGATGAACTATAAGGGTATCTATTACTATTCCTGTCTTTTTTTGTATTTCCAATTGTTTCTTTTCTAAGTATGCTATTATGTCACAATTAGGATCATTGAAAGCATCTGTTCCTGATAAGATTTCTTTATTGAAATCTCCATACTTTATTCCTTGTTTTCCATCTTCTACTGGACATACCCCTGTTGTTATCAAAGTAGAAAGCATATACAGTTTTGTTCTTGCTGCTATATCTTTTAATTCTTTAAGTTGTTTTGCAAGTTCCTGTTTAGCTATTGAAGTATAATCATCATATTGTGTTTGTCCAAATCCTTGTTCAAATAGCTCTTCTGCATAGTTGATTGTATAAATCTTTAGCATTGGTGGTTCATACATAGTAACTTCAAAAGCCTGTTTTTCTATTAAAACTCCTTTTTCTCTTTTAGAAACAAGTGGTGCTTTTATTCTCCCAGCACTTTTTGTATGAACTTCAAATTTTTGAGTTCTTTCTGTTTTTTCTATTCCTATAAGAGTATCCCATAAGAACATTGTAGGTGCTTTGATTTGTGCAATTGCTGCTGTTAAGGCTATTAACCCAAATATTTTTCTTGACATATTTTAATTCCTCCCATTTTATCTAAAAAATAAACTTATTTTTCTTCCGTTTTCTTTTAATGCTGCTACTGTAATGCTATCATTTTTAATAATTCCATTTAGATTGAATACCCCTGTTATATATACAGTTCCTTGAGTAGTTGATGCATCTATTGTTAGGTCATCTGTTACCACTCCAAACATCTTAGTTGGATCTGTACATTTCTTTACAGTTGAGGTAGTTGAATCCCATTCAACAATTTCTCCTTCTAAGTATGCTCCAGTTTCAAATTTCACTTTTTCTGTTAAAAAAGGAAAAGCAAGACCACCTTTTATATTTTTTCTTTTATGTATTTCACTCATTATTTTCCCTCCTGATTACATATTATTTGCCATATTTACAATATCAAGAATGTCAGCAGCAGCTTTTTTCTCTTCTGCATTAATTTGTTCTACCCCTTTTAGTTCTTCTGCTCCTGAAGCTTCATATTCTTCTTTCTTTTTTTCAAATTGTGCTATGAACTCATCTTTTTTATCTTCTTTGTTCTCTGGCTCTTTTTTTCCTGCTGTAACATAATCTAAAAGTTTTTCAGCATTTGCTTTTTCTAAAGTCTTATATTTCATTTCAGCGATTAGCTCTTCTGCTCCTTGAGTTTTATTTGCCCAAGTATCCAATTCTTTTATTCTGGCTCTCTCTTCCTCTGCTCCAATATTTTTAATATTTTTAAACATATCAGGATATTTATTTTTAAATTCCTCTGCTGACATTTTGTTAATTTCATCCATTTTGTTTTCCTCCTTAGGTTTATTTAAATTTTTTGTTTCTATATCTGGTGTTGTCTTTGCTACATTTAAGTAATTAGGTACATTATTAAAATTTGAAAGATCAAAAAATGATGCTGTATTAGTTATTCCTGCTCCGATATTTTCTACTTTAGTTATAAAACCATTTTTTAGAGCTTCATCAGCCTTAAACCATGTTTCATTGTCCATCATGATTGATATTGCTTCTCTTGACAGTTTTGATTTTGTTACATAAGCATTTATTATTGTTTCTTTTAAAGTGTCTAATAAATCAGCTTTATCTCTTAGCTCTTCAGCATCTCCTGCCATAACTGCCATAGGATTATGTATCATAAAACTTGCTACAGGTGACATGATAATTTCATCTCCTGCCATCGCTATGACTGTTGCTATTGAAGCACATAGTCCATCTATATATACTTTTTTCTTAGCTGTATGTCGCTTTAAACAATTATAAATTGCACATCCTTCAAATACACTTCCTCCAGGACTATGAATATTAATATTAATTTCAGATATCTCTCCATAAGCATTTAATTCTCTCATTACATCATCAGCTGACACATCAGAGAACCATCCTTGCCCAATGGATCCATATATAAAAATTGTTAAAGTATTTCCTTTTTTACTCGCCTGTAGAAACATTTTTTTGATTTCCTCCTTTCTTTATAGTTTTAAGTTTTTGCTTTAATTTTGCTTCTGTTATTTGTTGCTCAATATTTTCTTGATAATCAGAACCATTAAGAAGTCGTGATTCCCTTGCTCCTGTAGATAATCCATTTTCAATTTTCATAACACTCGCTTTTACCTCTTTCAATGGATCAATCTGCCCTTGAGCTTGACCATACCATTCTGCTGAAAGATATGCTTTTCTTTTTAAAGGATTTTCAAAGTATCCAGGAAGTTTTATATATCCTTTTTCAACCGCTTCATCCATAAGTTCTTCAAAGATAGGCTGACAGAAGTTTCTTGCTAACCATGATCTTCTCATGTTATACATTTTCCACACCTCTTCTAAAGAAGCTTTTGAAGCAGAATAACTTGCATTGAAGTTCGATAAAAGTACCTCTACAGGAATTTCAACAGCTGCTCCAAGTTCTTTGCACATTGCCATCATAAAAATTTCAAAATTTCCATTAGGTCTTTTTGGATCTGCAAATACTACATTTTCTCCAGGTGCTAAGCTTTGAATAACTCCTGATCCCATATATATATCCTCTTTAGCTTCTCCATTTCTCCCTTCATATTTATCAATAAACGCTCCATCAATTGTTGAGGGAGATTGATTATCTGCATCTGTTGTTATAAAAGCTGTATACAATGAACTTACAACAGCATTCATTAATTCTGCGTTTGTAAATCTTGTTAATTGAAGTAAAGTTTCTAAAACAGGAGCTAATAATGGGACTCCCCGTTTTTGCCCTATTCTCTCTCTATCCATTAAAACAATTACATTTTTTCTTCCACTAGGTGAATGAGAAGCTACTCTTTGAAATTCCCATGTTTTTTCATCTTTTACAAACCAATAAGCAATTGGACTACCATCTTTATCAACTTCTACTCCATTTTTTATATTGTCATCTGCTGTATATGGAGAACAACACCTTGAACCATCAATAAGTTTTATTTTTAATTCAAAGAATTCTTTAGCTCTATTTCTAAATGGAAGAGTGACAAAACAATCCCCATCTAAGAGCTGTGTCATTAATGCAAGTGATTGCAATTGATAAAAATCTACTTGTCTTTCAATATCGCATTCTGTACTCTCTGCCCATAAAGTCCATATTGTTTGAATTTCATTTTCTATTCTTTCTCTCTCTTCAAATTTTAAATTTAAAATTCTATTATCTATTTTACTTTTAAGTTTTAACCCATCACCGACAACATTTGTTCTAATCTTATTTATTGCAGCTCTTGCTATTGCATTTCCCATAAAGCATTGCCTAGATCTAGCCATTAAAATTTCTTTATTGTTTCCAATATCTTCATCTGCTGTATAAAGATTATCATCCAAAGTTTTAAAAGCATTTTTTCTTGTACTAGCTCCATGTTGGGAATAGTTCATATATTGCTCTGTAATAACTGCTATATGTTTTTCTCTTTTTAAACTGGTTTCAGCTCTTATTCTTTTTGCAGCCAATCCAGGAAAAAACTTTTCAAATATACTCATTTATCCTCCTAAAATCCTGTTGGTATAATACTTCTTATCCTACTTCCAGTAGAAAGTCCTTGTTCTAATCTTTCTTTTTCTTTTTGGTAATAAGTTTTTAATCTTAATATTTCTGCAAGATCAGCTCTAACAAGCTTTCTTCCTTCAAGCTCATACTCTTTTCCAGCAAGAACACTTTCTTCAGCTTCTATACAAAGTTTTATCATTCTGCTACAATCTGCTATTGTCAGTGGCTTGGATATTATTTCATCTTTTAATTTTGTATATTTTTCCTTTAAAAGTGTTAGTTTTGAAAGATCTTCATTTTTAAGTTTTTCTCCATCTATATGTGCATAACCATATAGAATTATTTCATCTTCTGCCGTATTTAATTCTTTTAGCTTTTCCTCACATTCTCTTAAAGTCAATCTATTTCAACCCCTTTTTTGCTTATTTTAGATCTAGGAACGGCTTTTGACATTGGATCATACAAAGACAGCAAATAAAGTTTTTCTCTTGTAAAAGTAGCTAAATTTTCCCAATTCATTGTGTATTTATAAAATGGTACTAAAGCATAGTTTCTACAGTCTAAAGCTTCATTTCTTTCTCTTAATTTTATCCATTCAGGTTTTTTATTCTTATATGTTTTAACTTCTGCTGTAAGTGACATAAAATACTCTATATCATATCCTTGCTCCTTATTTTTAGGAAAATGCCAATATCCTGCATCTCCTTTTTTAATATCAAGGCTTCCGTAAGTGATATCTTTTAAAGCATTTACCCCAACACTTAAAAGCCCTATGGATACATTTCTTCCTTTTCCCTCTGTTTTTCGAGTACCATTATTAACAGGGACTGCATCTCCACCCTGTCCTTTTATTCCAGTTATCCTAATTCTGTTCTGCCTACTATAGACATAATCATAAACTCTTTGTGTGTGATTCCCTCCAGTATCTATACAAGAAGCAAATATTTTTAATTGTGAGCCATCCTTGAATAAGTAATCCTTTGTTAGTTCATGGTCGAGTTTTTCCCATGTTTTAGAATCTTCTAGGTTCCCATGAATTGTTTTGTATTGAATTCCATATTTATCTCCATTAGCTGCCCAACCTACTACTTCAAGTGCTAACCAATCTTTTTGAACATCTATTCCTGCCGTAAGAATAAGTACAGGATCTGGAATCTCTGCTTCATATTTTTCTCTTCTTTGGAAAAGCTTTTTATAATCCTGTGATGGAGCTTCCTCTTCCCATGTTTCTGCTAATACTGTATTGATGAAAGCTTTCAATTTTTCCTTATCTCCTTTTGTTTCATTAAATTCCTTAACTATATCTTCCCAACTTCTAAAGACACTTGCTAAGGCATTTAAATGATATCCTAAATGTGCTTTTCTCTCTGGATGTCTATGTATCCAGATTCCATCAGCTTGATTATTTCTTTTCCATTCTTTTTCAGTACTTAGTTCACCACAATATTCACATTTCATTTTTACAGAACTTGGATCATCATCTTCCCATTTTAAGTTTGGAAATTTTAAAGGATGATATTTATTACATTTAGGACATTTTAAGTGCCATTCTCCCTGTGATGAATTTTCATATTCACTTTCTACAGGAGATTTTCCTTTGACTGTTGGTGTTCCAGTTATTATGCACTTACTAATATCTTCATAAGTCTGAAGTCTTTTTTTAACAAGAACAATTGGACTTCCCTCTTTTCCTGATGAAATAGCATACCTATCTACTTCATCCATAAAAGCTATTCTTATTGGTCTTGCTGCTAAGTTTGCTGGACTGTTTGTTCCAATAATTGCAATAAATCCACCAGTAAACAATTTGTGGAGTATTGTATCTCCCCCTCTTTTAGCAGCTTCTTTTATCTTTTCTCTTACTACTTGACATTCTCGTATCATCGGATCAAGCCTTTCCTTAGAAAAGGCTGATGCCATATTATCAGTTGGCTGAACCAATAACATTGGACAAGGATCTAAAGTCACATATCTCCCAAAAATATTTAAAATAAATTCTGATTTTGCTAATTGTGATGCCATCATCAAAGTCATTTGTCTTAATTCATCTTTTGTAACAGATTCATATATTTCAATCATATATGGAGTTCTGGCTGTTTCCCATTGCCCAGCTTCCTTAGAAGATTCAGAAGTTAATACTCTGTGTTGATCTGCCCATTCATTCACTGTCATATCTTCAGGAGGTAGCAAGATTGAAAGGCAATCTTTGAAAAGATTTTTAGTTTTTTCATGTACCTCCGACATACTATTCCAACTCCTTTCTTAATTTTTCTAAATTGCTTGGAGGATCATACTTTGATAATTCTGTCAAAGTTCCAAGAATATGTTTTTCTAGAATATCAATTCTTTTTTTATTTTTATTATTTTCCAATTCATTGTCTATTTTTCTAATGGTAGACATTAATTTCCCTTTAAACTTGACAAGCATATCAGAAAGAATATATCTTACTACTTCATCTTCATGATATTTATCTTCATAAACTTTCAATTTAAGTTCTATCATTTTTCTCTGAGCTTTTGTTTTCTTTGCTCCTTCACTTGCATCCATTAAATAATTTTTAATATTTTCTTTAAGCTCATACTTATCATTATCATTTTTTATTAAAATTTTTTTTTCAGTTAAGTTTCTGACTGTTCTTTCTGTAACTCCTAAAATATCAGATAAAGTTTTTAGGTTGACATATGTTCCCATGTCACTTCTAGACTCTTCTATATGCTTCTGGACACATTTTATGAGTTTATAATTTCCATTTGGAAGTTTATATTCTTTAAAAACATCTCTTACATATCTATCTGTAACTTTTAATAATTTAGCTAAAAGTTCTTCAGGAATATCATGTACCATATCTTTTCTCCTTTATTTTTTCTTATAATAAAATTCTTTAAAAATCTTTTGGAACTTGGAAAGACGAAAAATCCTTTGAAATTTTCGACCGTTCGGGACTCTTGCCCACCCGCAATTCGTTTTTTCCTTTCCCAGTACCTTTTTTTACTCAAAGTCTTTATCTGTTATGGTTGTTGTTTCTTCCACTGTTGTCTTTGGAATAGCTTTGAGTTTCTGTTCTGCTATGTAGTCATACCCAAACATATCTGTTATTAGTCTTGCTGCTGAGGTAGAGGCTGTGAGGTTATGGATAGTTTTCTTTCTAGCCTTCTTATAAACTACTCTTCCATCAGGATTAGTTTCATCATGATACTCAGTTTCAGTTACTTCTATTCCTTCCTTTCCAAGCTCCATGATTTCAGCTAATTTATTTGCTATTACTTCTGCTCCAAGCTTTGTATCATCAAACAGCTTTTCTCTCAATAGTTCCATCTTATTTAGAACTTTTGGATTCTTCTCTATATCAGCTGCTTTAGTATTTGCAGAGTACCCAGCCATTTCTTTTGCTTCTTGTGTTTCAAATCCATTCATTCTTGCAATTATGTAAGTAGTCTGCTTTTGTGTCAATCCCTCCATATTGCATATTTTTGCATTTTCTTCTGCTTCTATTTCTTCTAGGTATTTTTTATATGGCTTGTAATATCTATCAATCCAACTCTTAACTGTATTGATATTCTTTTTAGTTCTCTTTACTATTTCTTCATATTTGGATTTCTTGGTTTTTCCAAACTTAGATGTTTCTAATTGTTGATAAAGATAGAGTATCCCAAGCTTTTCTTTATCTAATCTCTCTATCACATTCATCACAGTCACCTACTCAAAATGTTCTTTTATATCTTCCCAGCTATATTTTTTACCCTCTCTGATAAGAGATATATCCTCTTTACCTAGAAGAAGATATCTTTTCACTATTACATCTGCATACTTTGGATCATATTCCATCAAATATGCTTTTCTTTCCAATTGCTCCGCAGCTATTAAAGTACTTCCTGAACCACCAAATAAATCAACAACATTCTGTTTTTTCTTGCTAGAATTAATCATTAATCTAGCTATTAACTTTATAGGTTTCATTGTAGGATGTACATCATTTCGCTGTGGTTTATTCTCTCTTATTACTGTTGAATACTCTTCTACTTGTTTTATTATGTTTTCTATATATTCCAATAATTCTGCTTTTGTTTTCTTCTTTAATATTTCTATATCTTCTAGTATTGTGTCCTGTGTAAAATCTTTTATAAAAAAGTGTGACATTCCAGGTTTCCATCCGTATAAACATGGTTCATGCCTCCAGTTATAGTCTTGTCTTGAAAGATTAAAAGCATTTTTTACCCAAATTAAATTTTGAGAAAATTTGAATTTTGCTTCTTCTAGAGCTTTCCTGAAAGAGATAGTTTCAGAATCAGCATGAAAAATATAATAACTAGCTCCTTCTTTCATGATTTCATACGCATTCTTATAAAATTTACTTAGAAAATCATAAAATTCAGTAGTAGCCATATTATCATTTTTTATTTTCATTCCTGATTCACTCTCATAATTAATGTTATAAGGTGGATCTGTTATCATTAAATTTGCTAGTTCTCTATCCATCAACTTTTTTACATCTTCAATATTTGTAGAATCTCCACATAGAAGTTTATGATTTCCTAATAAATATATATCTCCTTGCTGTGTAAAGTAGTTCTCTTCCACTTCTGGAATTTCAATTTCTTCTATATTTTCGCAACTTTCTAATTCCTCATCTATTCCAGCTGCTAATTCATCAAGATTAAATCCTGTAATATTTAAAAGTTCCTTGTCTATTTTACTTAATATTTCTAGGAGTTTTTTATCATTCCAAATTCCTTTTTCCCTTGCTCTAATTTCAGCTATTTTCAAACCTTTTACTTCATCTTCAGAAAGTTTTTCAAGTCTAACCACCTTTACTGTTTCAAAGTTTAACTCTCTTGCTGCTTCTAATTTTCCATTCTCATCAAAGACTTTATTTTCAAAATCTATGATTATTGGAACAGCCATCCCAAACCTTTTAAATATATTTTTATATATTTCTATTCGTTCTGGAGTTGCTTCTCTTGGATTATCTTTATCTATTTGGATTTCACTTATTTTAAGTTCTTCTATATTCATTTTCCCTCCTTCGTTTTCTTTCGTATGCTGTTTTCTATAAAAATAAGTTTTACTTTCAGGATTTATAGGTTCTCTTTCTATTATCGCGGGAAAGAAAAAAATAAAACCTGATTTTTAGCTTGTTTGAGAGAATTCTATCTCAAAAAATAGGACATAATTATGTCATGTTTTTAGCAAACGAAATGTTAAATGCTCAGTATATTTTGCCTTTACTTCACATTTAACTAATAAAAATTTATTTATAAATAATTCAAGTCTTTCTAAATTATTAAAATTATCTCTTCTTGGAGAAGCTCTTGTTTGGCTTTCCTCCAAAGATTCTTTTACCATAGCTCTATATCTTCCTTTTTGTCGGTCTGATTTTGAACTATTTTGTTGAATAATATATCCTATTATTTTTTCATCAAGTATCCATTCTTGAAGATCTTTAATCAAGCCTTTTAAATCTCTTGAATTAAAATTTTTAAGATGTTTTTCTAAAATCATTTCACTTCTACTTATTTCATCTTTTAAAAGTTCAAATAGCAGTAAGCCTATTTTTTTTGAGATTTCTTCTTTTAAAACTTCTAATGGCAATTCTGCTATTTTAGTTGTTTTAAAGATATTGTTTATTCGATTGGTAGTTAATTGATGCTCTAGCCTTAATAGAGCACTTTTTTCTTTTTCTTTATGTTTCTTATTGTGTTCATGTAGCTTACTATAAAGTCTTATCTTCCATCCTCTTTCTCCTAAAAAAGTAAATCCTGTCTGGTAAAAACGATCTGTTACTTGATCATAATTATTGAATTGAGATTGCTCCATCAAAGGATTATTGAATTTTCTGATTAAAGCTTTATAAAAGAAATTAATTAGATTGTTATATTTATAAAATCCCTTTATTTCTTCTTGTATACATATTTCAAGAAGTGAATACGTAAAATTTTTTCTATCTACTTCTTGTTCCAATGTAATTTCCCTAACTACTTGGACTATTTTTTCTTCAACTAGAAATTTTTCAATTTCATCATCAAGTGGATATAAATTGGTCTTTCTTATTCCTCTAGGATAAGAAAAATCAACTCCAACTTTTCGACAATAAATTTTATCTTTTACTTTTATTTGGTTTATGTTTTCTTGTTCTATTTTGAAAGTATATGAGTAGGAGCCTGTTTTATCTTTTTTTCCTGAAGAAGCTACTCCAGGAAATTTTTTTTGAATGCCTAGAGCTATCAGTTCTACATCTGCATCAACTCTTACCCATACCTCTGCTCTGTCTACTCCAAACATTTCCAGCTCCTTTTCTTGTATGGTCTTACTAAAACATATCAGAGGCTTATCCTGATATGCTCTAATAAGAGCAGGAATAATCCTGCTACTACTTCTTAAAAAAAATTCTTGTAAAAAAATTTCCTTTTTTCTTTTTTTTCTCTCTCAAGTGCTATTTCAGCCAGTTGATTAATATTGTTTGTAAGTACTTTGAATACTGGTAAAGGAGAAATAGAGTTGTAATATTCTTCTCCTTTTTTTCCTGTAAGGATAAAGAAGTATCTTATTTTTTCTACTTCTTTAAAATTAAGCTCTGTAAAAATTTCATCAGCTTCTTTCAATCCAGCCATAAACTCATCGAATGAAGCTAGAGATGAAACTAATTTATCTTCTTCATTTGGTAAAATAATATAATTCCATAATTTGAAAAGTATCTCAGCACTTTCTTTTGAATATCCCTTACTCTTTGTAAATTCTAAAATTTTTTTGAATTTTTTAGCTCTTTCTTTCATTTGTTCCTCCTTGATATTTTTTTCAAAAAATAAAGAGTCAAGACTCCAATTTCTTGAAGCCCTGACTCCGAAAGCCGTACTTTAAATTTAATTTTTATTTTTTCTCAAATTTGGTTATCAGTTCACACTTACACTTGACTGAAAAAACTTTTCCATCACTTATTATTGAAACACCTCTTGGAAATCTAAACCATCCTTTTTCCTCTTCACATAAAAAACGACCACATTTACAATAATTTCTTATTAATTCTCCATTTTCTTTTTTGCTATTTATTTTAATCACCTGCTTATTATTTTGATTTTATTTTTTAATTTATTACCAGAACTTATCAATTGTGATAGGCTCCAGAAAGAAATTAAACTTTGATAATTTGAATTTTTCCTTCCAAAAAGTTATAATATTTCTTAAGTGAAGAGATTTAAACCTTATGGGAGGAAAAATGCTTGAAAAAATAGAACTTATTCATTATAATTTTGATTTTCATTGTGTACAGCATTTTATATTCAATGCCAATATCATAGGCTTTACAACAATAAAATTTACTAAGCAAAAAGTTTTTCAATTTACTGCTTTGCCAGAAAATAATAAAGATTTTTCTAATTACATAAATGCAATGCCAGGAAGAAAAGAAGTGATTTTTTATTTAGATGGCACTAAATATTATGCTGAATTAGGCTATCAGGTTGAAAAAAATCAAATCAATCTTGGAATTGTTAAAGAGTTTTATGAATATCATTATGATAAACAACAAATTATAGATTTTGGAATATCAAGTTGAAAAAAATCTTTTAATCATTTGATTGTTTGTATATACTTTATTTCCTATTTTAATAGCTCGTTCTCTTTTAGATCTACATGGATAAGTATACCCAAACAATATTATTGTTTTGTACCTTTTTAGACTTTTAAGACGTTTTTTTCGTCTTTTAAATTCCTTTATTCCACATATATAATTATAAATACCAAGTAAATCTCTTCCTTCATGATTTATTTTTCTAATTTTTATTTTTTTTCTATTATACTTTCTATAATCTTTCATAATTTTTACAGTTTCTCTTATTTTTCGACTTCTCCTGTAATATTTAATATTGTTTCTTTTTATTTTCTTCACCTTATATATTCACTTCCCTCCATCCATCTTTAAACTTTTCTTTTACAATAATCTCTTTATCAGGATGCTCTTCCATCATGGCTTGTTTTATTTTCTTGGCTTCTGATAGTTTAAAGCATCCTATTTTATTTATTAAATTCTTGTATTTCTTTCCCTCATATTCTATTTCCCCTTCAAATATTTCTATTAAAAATTTATAATTGATATTGCTCATAATATTATTCCTTTTTCAAAATAAAAACCCCAGACAATTAAATATCTGAGGTTTTTATTTTTTTATACGAAATTTGACAATAAGTCTATGATTGCTGAAATATTTTCTTGGATTATTGGAATTTTATCTAAGTTTTCTCTTATTGCTGTTGTTGCTGTAGTAGCAGTAGAAATTATTGGGGGGATATATTTGAGATAATGTTTAATTTTAAAAAGAATCCCTTTGTTCTTTTTTAATTCGTCTTCAGTTTTTATATTCACTAGTTCATTTACTATTTCTTTTAATTCTTCTTTAGAATTTTCGTCTAATATAGGTGTAAGTAGCCTTTTTAAATCACACATATTTTCTTGTAGCTTTTCAATATTTTGAGTAACTTGAATATTTATATCAATTGAATTTTTATTTTCTAAGTAATTGTTATTAGTAACTTCTATTTTCTGATTGTTCTGACTACATTCTATACTTTTATTTAATGAAATTTGTGTTTCCTTCCAAACTTCTTTTAAAAAGTTATTTTTTTCTTCTAAAGAATTGTTAAGCATTAACAATTGTTTATATTGGTGCTGAAAATTTAAAATTTGAGCATTTAAAAATACAGATACTCCAAATAATTGCTCAATATTTAAATTCAAATATTTTAAGTCATCAAATTTTACACTATCTTTTTCTATAAATTTCCAATAATTACTTAACTCTTCTTTAATTTCTTCAAAATTTTTGTTTTTTTCTATTTTGATAATCAACCCATCATTTGCTGTTTCAACCTCAAAATAAATGATTTCCCCTCTAGTTTTTCTTACAAATTCAGAAAACCCGATTAAATATTGTTTTAAAATAAAACTACAATCCGAATCCTTTACAGGTATTTTCAATTCGTTTTTAGTTTGCGTATATTTTTCTTTTAAATTTTTCATAGTTTCTTTAACTCCATTGATTAATATATTTTCCAATTGATATAAATTCAATGCTCTAACTTCTTGTGAATCAATTAAAAGTCCAAAATCTTTTTTTGTGTGCAAGTCGTTTTCTTTGTATTTCATATAATTCCTCAGATCATCTATTTTGAACTTTTCTTTAGCTTTTAAAGTAAATAATAATTCTTTGAAAAACTCTACAAAAGAAAATGGAAGATTCCAGTATTCAAGTTTTGGAGAAAAATAATAATTCATCATTTTTCTTCCAATATAAGGAAATTGTTCCATAAGTATAACTTCCTCGATAACTAATGTGTGATCAAAAGAAAATTTAAAAGCTCCTTTAATTTCTCTATCAAGTTCACTAACTAATGAACCAATATTTATATCTTGGAATTTCTTTAAGCAATTAGTAAAATTTTCACTACTGTCACTTACTAAACTTACAGTATTACTTCCTTCAGAATTCCAGTCTTTTATTTTAAAGACATTCTCTCCAATTCTAATTTTATCTTTACCAATTTTTTCTATAAATTTACCAGATGTTTTTTCTTGCATTTTTCTCCTCCAAATTATTTTAATAATTATATTTTATCATAAAATAATTTATTTTTAGAGAAAAATGAAAGGTTTCATTTTGTACCTCAGATATTTAATTGCCAATGTTCGTTTGTTTCTTTTCTAACTTTAAATCGTTATAATTTTTAGTTTATTTGGTTTTAAGGTTTTGATGTAAATTTTATTTTTTTACCTTGTTGATTTTTTGCAACAAAATAAATAAAAAAAATTATTTTTTTAAAATTTCTTTGCTCATTTCAATATATTTTCCATTGCCATCTTTTATTTGTTTTCTTAACCAGAATGCAGAAATTCCAACTTTTTTAGCTAGATCATTAAAAGTTATTCCTTTTAAAGCTCTTAAGTAAGTTATTTCTGCAAAATCATTTGTTGGGTGGCTTAGAACATTTTTTTCTTTTAATGACATGCTTTATCACCTCTTATAAAAGTTTATATCATTTTTGTTGCTTTTTGTCAATAAAAAAAATAAAAAAAGAGTGTTACCTCTTTTTTGTTTATTTGACAAATCTGGTTCTTCTCTCGATTACAATTCCGTGACATATAATCTCTGTATATTCAGATTCTGGGATTATTATATTTTGATATTTTATTCTATCGGGATTATCACTTAATAAAACTATATATTTTTCAGTAATTTGAATTCTTTTGATAAATGTTACCCCATCATATGTTATTACACATATTTTATTGTTTAAAGAATTTTCGTTAAAGTTCGGGTTCACTATTACTAAGTCTCCGTCAAAAAGAGTAGGATACATGCTTTCTCCTGCAACTTCAACCAAAAATAAATCATCTGAATATTCATCATCAGAAAGCACAGGAATTTTTTCATACCTTTGAATATCTGTGAGATTAATGTATCCATTTCCAGCAGATGCTTTACCATAAACAGGGATTTCTATGAAACGTTTAATAGTTTTACTCTTATCTATTCCACTTTCTTTATATCCGATTTCTTTGAAAAAATTAAAGTTAAATAAATTAGCTAAACCAACTAATAAGGCTGAATCTATTTTTTGTCTTTCCCCATTTTCTATTCTTGATAAAGAAGATTTTGTTGTATCTATTCCTATTTTTTCTAACTCTTCTACCACTTTATCTATTGTCATATTTTTTTCTTCTCTTTTTTTTCTGATAAGTTCATGTAATTTCAAAAATATCCCCCCTTTATCCCCAGAAAATATCATGTTTATATTATACTTTTTAACTTGCTAAAAAGCAACCTTGTTGAAAAAAAACAACTTTTTTATTGACAAAAAGCAACTAAAATGTTATTATCGTTTCATGAAGCTATAAATTAATTTTTTTTAAAAATTTAGTTGCGTTTTGACAACACGAGGAGCTGATTTATGAAACTAAAAGAAATAGCACTAAAAACAATAGAAAAAATCGAAAGTTTCGAAATTCAAGAAAGGTGTACTAATCATAATAGTACTTGGAAAGAAACAAAAGAATTGTTTTTAAAGGAAGTTGAGAAAGGAGATGAGATCTTCTGGGAAGCGTTAAGAAATTTTGAAAGGGTTATCGCAGAAGAGAATAGAAAATTCCAAAAGATCTAGAGAAAGGATATTTTGATTAGGAATGGTTTAAGTACCCACAAAGAATACAAAGGAGGATTATGTTTTTAATAACTTGTTTACTTTTAGTTTATTATGAAAAATTTTATTTATTTTATCCAAAAGAACTAACATTTAAATTTCCATTTTTTATTTTTCTTATTTTGCTTTATCTCGAAATATACATAGGTATAATTCTTAAGTTAAAAAGAACTTTAAGAATAAAATGTCCTGATAAAAGGCTGGCTAAAGAAATTATATTAATAATACATGCTCATTTTATTATATGTCCTATTTTTTATTTATTAATTATAAAGATTTTAAAAAATTCAGTTTTATAAAATCAAATGCTGCATATGAAACATAAGTTGCAAAAGTAATTTTTGAAGTAACAGATTTAATTCTAATTATTTGAGACTTTAAAAAAAGTTTTTCATAGTCTAGAAACATGAAAATAAAAATGTCTATTAAATTACAAATTAAATTATGTGGGGCAAAAAATTTTCTAGAAAACTTCATTTCTCTTTCTAGTACCCCAATTATTTCAATAATTTTGAGCTTTATTTTTTCAGCTTTTACTTTTTCAACTCTTTCTCTAGTTTTCATTCTTGCTAGGACATCATTTATTTCTTTGAAACTATGAGAAATTTTTTCTTCGCCAATAAGCTTTAGTTTAGGAGTATTTTTAGATAAAAGGTTGATTTTCTTATAATACAATTTTAAATCTTTTTCTGTAGCTGAAGAGAAAAAATCAGCTTGATTTATAAAAATAAGCCAAGAGAAATCAACTGAAAAGTCACTTAAAAATTTTAAAAGATTATAAACAACTATCTTTTGAATTTTATAATTTATTAAAGCGAAAATATAAAGCATCAAAATTAAAATGAAATATGACAAATTAGTTGTTATGAACAGTTGGATAGTTTTCAACATTCTTTCTCCTTTAGATATAGCAACTTTTATCTAGGTATTAAAATTAAAAAAGAAGCTTCTTTTTCTCGGCTTCTCTCAAACATTTTTTATAAACTTAACTTTCTTAAGTGAATTTTATCATAAATTTTAGAAAAATTCAAATTTCACTAAAAATTTTAAAGCAAAATATAAAAAAGCCCCAAAGGGGCTGAGGTAGATTAGAGGACTAATATGATTACAATGACAGCTACAAACACAATTAAGAGAACAGCTGTTAGAGACCCTCCCTCAATTTGATTGTGATTGAAATTGAATTCAAATTTAATCATAATGAACCTCCCTTTGAATTGGTTGTCTGCCTTGTTCAAGGGCAGAATAAAAGCCCCCAATATTGAGGGCTAATATTCTGAACGTGATGCCACAACCATTTCAAAGGAGCCCCTAAGGGTCTTTCAAATATATTATAACATAAATCTACAAAAAGTCAAAAATCCTTGTAATTTATTGAATAGAGTTTCTTCTAAGAAATAAAGAGACTTTATTGAGTGAATTACTCAAATAAAAAAGAGGAAAGTTGACCCACAACTTCCCTCAAGGTTGATGATAGACTAATCTATATCTAACTATAATAAGTCTATCATAAATTTAAAAAAAATTCAAATTTAATTATTTATGATGGAGGTATTTTATGACAGTAAAAGAATTACAATTTTTTCTGAATATTTTTGGAAATAAAAAAGGTAACGAACTAAAAAAAGCCTTAATGGAATTTAAAGAACTTCAGAAAAGAGTTCCCGCATTGAGAGGTGATAAGTAATGACAAATGAAATTACCATCTATGTTATGCTTACACCACTAAAAACAGTAGCTCACGCATATGTAAATGAACAAGAAGCTAAAGAAGAAATGTTAAATACTTTTCTTCCTTTAGGAGAGAAATATTCTTTAGAGCCTTGTGCTTTAAAAGTTGATTTTGAATTTATTAAAAGAGTGTATATTCTGCTCTCACAAGAATTAGAAAAAAGAGAAAAGAAAGGAGCTCCTAATGGAAAATAAATTTATTTTAAAGAAGAAAACTGAAAAGAATTTCACTGTTATAAATAATGAAATTCTTCAAGATGAAGGAATTTCATGGGAAGCTAGGGGAATTGCCTGTTTTCTTCTTAGTAAACCAGAAGATTGGGAAATAAGTGTCACAGCTCTCTCCAACATTCATGGTGGAAGGGATAAAATAAGAAAAATTTTTACTGAATTAATAAATGCAGGTTATATGTATAAAAGTCAAGATAGGAGTAAAAAAGGAAAATTTTCCAGTAATATAATATATCTCTCTGATTGTAAAGAATACCTAGTTACAGAAATAATCTCTAAAGAAGTACTTCAACCGTTGCCTGAAAAACCGTCAACGGTTAAACCGTTGACGGTAAAAACGACACAACTAATAACTGATATTAACAAAGAACTGAATAAACAAAAAACTACTACTACTAAAAAAAGTAGTAGTAGCAATGAATATGATTTTTTAAATAATATTCCTATCAGTACAGCTACAAAATTAAATATTAGAAAAAATATTGATGGTTTAACATTAGAAAATTTTTATGAAATTTTTTCTAAAACTGAAAAAGAATTTGCCAATGGTAAAATAGAAAATTTTGAAGCTGTATTATACAAAGCCTTAAAAGGAGAATGGACATTTACTATAACAGAAAAAATAGTATCAGAAGAGCAATTAAGAAATAAAGCAAGGAAAATTTGTAATTATTGGATAGCTTCTCCTTACTCAGCTAATGAAAAAATTGAAAATTTTCTTAAAGATACAGCAGACTTACCAATTGAAATCATAGAAGAATATAAAAATAAATTGATTAAATTTTTAAAAGAAAATGGGGAGTTGATTGAATGAGTGAAACTATAAAAATGAGGATGTCTGTAGATGAATGGAATTATATTTGTAAAATTTGTGAAAGACTTGGAATAGATCCTTTTCCTTATCAAGAGGTATGGAATTATGGAAAATTGATTTTTGATTTAACTGCATTAGATTTAAAAGGACAACATGAGGTTATACCTCTTGATCCTGCTGATTATAACAAAGGAGGTAAATATGGTAACTAAACATATAAAAAATTATGAAGAAATAGAGTTTTTTCTATTTGAATCTTTAAAATATACAAAAGCTGACTTAATAACTTTGGAAGATTGGGAAAAAGATTTTCTTTATGAAAGAGCTAGAGAGTTGAAAATTGATAATTTAGGAACTTGGTTTGAAAGCTTTTATGCAACATACAAAAAGAGAAAACCTACTTATTCAAACTGTAAAAAGGTTATTGATATTACAGAGAGAGTTACTTATAGAAGTCTTTCAGAACTGGCTATTACAAAGAAAGTATCTCTTAATACACTTAGAAAGATCGTTAAAGAAAATCCTGATAAATATAAAATAGCAGCATAAGGAGGAATGATGGAAAAAAAGAGAGATGAAAGACAAAAAAATTTTGAATTAACAGCTTTACAATGTCTGCTTCTGATTTGTTCTGCATTAATTACTATGGATAATATAAGTAAATACTTATGATTTGCTTTAGCTTATCAAATAATAATGCTTCTTTTAAAAACACCAAAGTATATATGGGGAGGTAAAAAATGAATATAAAAAAGCCTTATGTAGAGATTGAAGAAATTGCAAGATACGAAACTGATACTTATCTTTTCTTTTTTGGTACAACCAATTTTGGTGGTGAAAAATATCCGTTTTTAAGTTACTGTCCAATTTATAAAAACTCTGCTACAAAAATTGATGTTGATGAAATTGGAAAAATTGTAAGAAGTTATCCCTGTAATGTGTCTAGAGCTATAATTGAAAAAGAAATAAAAAAAATATCTGGTTGTGATACTTTTAAAATTTCACTTTATGATAAAGATAACAAAATATATAGATATTAAGGAGAGAAAATATGACGAAAGATCAAGAAGAATTAATTATAACAAAAATTAATATACAAGCGATCACTGTTGGATTAATTGATACTATTGAAACTCTTGGAATTGAAGAAAGGTGTTCAAATTATAACATGACTTGGAAGGATACTAAAAATCTCTTTCTTAAAGAGTCGGTGGCAGGAAGAATAAATAATCCTGTTTACTGGGAATCAGTTGAAAATTTTTCTAAAATTATAAAAGAGTACACAAAATAATTACTGGAGGAAATATGGATGAAAAAATTATAGAAGAATATAAAACTTTGGAAGAGGCTACCAATAGAGCTAGGGAATTAAATGGTGTAATTAAACTTGATAGCGGACTTTCAGCTGGAACTTATGATTATTGTGTAAAAATACATAGGAATAATGGTAAACGTTCTTACTCTGTTGTAAAAACTGTTGAGGCTGTTAAAGAGAAAAAATTGAAAAAAGCAGAAGTTAAAGGAAGAATAAATGAAATTCTAGAAATGAGAGAGCGAAAACTATCTTATGACAAAATAGCTGAAGAATTAGGGACTCATGCTTCAGTTGTATATGAGCTACATCAAAAAGCAATGGCAGGATTATAAGAAGGAGGAAATATATGTGGAAATGTAAAAAATGTGGCAGTGAAGTAATAGGGACAGTAGAGGTTAATAATCTTTTTGACTTCAAATTAGATAAAGACGGAAAATTGAGTAAATATGATTCTTTTTGGGGACTCGAAGAAGTGATAATAGAGAGTTCAGAATCAGAAGTTGAAAACTACTATTGTAAAAGTTGTGGTAAGAGTGATGATGACTTAGAAGAAATAGCGGTTTGGGAGGACTAAAAAATAAAAGGAGAGACTATGAAAAAATACATATCAATATCTTACATATCAGAATTTTTAAATAATTTATCTGAAAATATAAAAACTTCAAAAAATACATCAAAAATTAAAGATATAACTGCTTCATGCAAAATTAAAGTTGATAGAAATTATGGAAGCATAGGCTTTTACATAATACATCCTAAAGCAGATAAAAATATAAAAATGAATAAATTAACAGCTGGAAAAACAATTTTTAATCTTACTAAGGGGGAGGAAGTTTTATGAATAAAGGAAAAGTAATTTTGATCCAAGCTAAAAAAGGCGGAGTAGGTAAAAGTTGGTTATGTCTACAACTTGCCTATGGTATGGTAAAAACATTAAATAAAAAAGTTGTTATTCTTACTTCTGACAACCAAAATAACATTTTAACATATGCAGGACTAAATGAAAAAATAGAACATGGAATTGAACATTGGATAGAAACTGGAAAAGGGCAATATGCTGAATTAAGAGAAAATCTTTACTATATCCCATTAAATTCTCCTACTCTTCCTATAGGGAGTAAAAATAAATTTAACGGCTTTATAGAGAGTTTAAAAAATAAATTTGATTATATCTTCATTGATGGAACTCCATTAATAAATATAAATACAGAATTCTCTGAAGCTGCTGACCATATAGTTATTCCTACATTTCTTGATGGGGTAACTTCTATGTCAATAAATGATATGATGAAAAAATTTGGAACTACAAAAATTAAAGCAGTCATTCCAAACAGAGCAGCACCTAGAAGCAGTCTGGAAGCCGAATACTATAATTCTCTTAAATCAACACTTGAAAAATCAAATATAGTTCTTACTTGTCCTGTAAAGCAATCTACTTATATTAGTAAGTTATTAGATCAAGGAAAGACTGTTTATGATACTACTAGCGTAAAAGCTGAAGTAATAAAAAATGAATTGAAAAGAGTTATCGAGGTGATTAGATGAGTAAGAAAGTAATAAAAGCAGATAAGAAAAAAACAGACCCTTTTGCAGATATGAAAGAAATTCTTAATCAAAATACATATCAAAGTACTTTCGATTTCGGAACTTTCGAAATCGGAGAAGAAGATAAAAAATACATTATTCAAAGAGAAGAAGTTATTTTTGATAATTTCAAAACTTTCTCTAAGTCTTTGTATGAAATATGTAAGGCTTTATATGAAATTAAGATGAAACTAAAAGGTGATGATACAGCTTCATTCGTGGCTTGGTACAAACATAATAAACTTTCTAAAGATAAAGTATCTGAGTTGCTAAAAAGATATGAACTATTTATACAGGTGCCAGACAAAATAGAATATATTTCTAGTCTGTCTATTCCTGCTGTAAAAGCTCTTACTAAAAAAGAAGTAGATCTAAATGTTATTGATGATATTTTAAGGCTGGAAATTAAAAATGTAGATGATATCAATCAAAAAATACTTGAAGCTTCTCCTGTGGAAGAAACAGAAGATAAAAAAGAAAAAATAAAGAATGCTTTTTCTCTTAAAACAATTAAGTTTTTCCAGAAAAAAATAAAAAATTCTGCTTCACTTAAAGAATTAGTTGAAGCTAAAAAGGATATTCAAGTTTTAAAAAAACATCTGCAAGAATTAGAAAAAGAAATTGAATTGAAAGAAAAAGAGAAAGAAAATGAAAATAACCTTACACTTCCAGCTGGTGATCAAGATGAAAATTAAAACTTGTAAAACTTTGATTTCTAAATATGGAAGTTTCTCAGGAGCTAGAAAGCCTAGCTTCTGGGAAAGATTAAAGAGGTGGTTATGGAAATAAATTTGATTCTAGGAGATGCAATAAAAGAAATTAAAAATATAAATAAAAAAGTAGACTGTATTATTGCAGATGTTCCACAAGGAATAACTTGTAATTCTTGGGATATTCCTTTTAACTTAGAAAAATTATGGCAGTCTATAGAAATGATAACAGAGGAGAACGCTCCTATAATATTGATGTCAAATCAACCATACACAAGTATTTTAATTTCTAGTAACATTAAGAATTATAAATATAGCTGGTATTGGCAAAAAGTGAGAGGAAGAGGATATCTCAATGTTAAAAGACAGCCTTTGCGAGATATAGAAGAAATATGCGTTTTCTACAAAAAGCAATGTTTCTATAGTCCACAAATGGTTAAAGGCAAGGAAAATCATGGTATTGGAAAAGCAAGAGATAATTATAGTAACCAGGGAACTACTTATAAAAAACATAAAAAAATATTTACCAAAGGAGACATGAAATATCCAAAGCAACTTTTAGAATTTAAAGAACCACATCCTCCTATTTATTCTACTCAGAAACCAGTAGAGTTGTTGGAATATCTATTAAAAACTTATACAAAAGAAGGAGATACAGTTTTAGATTTTTGCATGGGATCTGGAACAACTGGAGTAGCTTGTAAAAATTTAAATAGAAATTTTATAGGGATAGATAAATCTGAAACAGCTTTTAAAATAGCTCAATTAAGATTAAAGGAGGATTAAGTGAATAATGAAAGATATGTAATAGTAAAAGATCCCATTACTGAAAAGGTATATTTAATAGATAAAGAAGCTATTAAATTTAATTTTATTAATGAACCTTCTACAAAAAAGAAGAGAAAAAGAAAGGGAAATTTTATTGAGGAATATAAAAATAAAGTCAGAAAAAGGAGGAAATTTTAAAATGATAGTTCAAATTTTCGATGGAATAGATTCAGAAAATCCTACAGAAATAATATTAATAGATGGAGGTGTAAAAAATTGAAACCATATTATTTCATATATGAAAATGGAATGACATTAAAAACATACATTTCTGGAGACAAAGAAAAAATAAAAAAACAACATAGGCAGCTAAGTATTGATACAAAATATGAAAATACTAAAAAAGTAAATAAAATAATTGAAATAGATTCAGATAAATTAAATATAATTTAAAAGGTAGGTAAAATGATAAAAATATTAGAACTATTTGGAGGAGTAGGAGCTCCTAGAAAAGCACTTATAAATTTAGGGGTAGAGCATAAAGCTATTGATTATGTAGAGATAGATGAAAAAGCAGTTAGAACTTATAATGCACTATTTAAAGAATTTTCTGAATATAAAAAACAAGATATAAGAGACTGGAATTTAAAACCTGATATACTTGTTCATGGTTCACCTTGCCAAGACTTTAGTATTGCTGGAAAACAGCAGGGAGCAAGCCCAGAAATAGAAACAAGAAGTTCATTGATGTGGGAAACAATTAAAATTATACAAAATATGGGAGTTTGGAAACCTCGTGTTGTTATATGGGAAAATGTAAGAAATGTGCTTTCCAAACACATGAAAATAAATTTTGATAGGTACTTAATAGAAATGAAAAAACTAGGATATAGCAACTCTTACAAAGTATTAAATGCAATGGATTTTGGAATACCTCAAAAACGTGAAAGAGTTTTTACTATTTCTTTACTTGGAGAAAAAAAGTTTGATTTTTCAAAGTTGGAAAAAGTTCCATTAAAAAATATTTCTGAATTTTTAGAAAAAAAAACTGATGATAAATATATTATTACTCAACCAAGTATGCTAAAAAAAATTGGAGATGGAGATAATAATTTCCAAGGAAGATTAACTATTGTAAAGGACTGGGTATATACAATAACTACGAAACAATTAAGATGTCCTAATTCTGGTATAATAGATTTAAATAATGGAAAATACAGACTTCTTACTGAGAAAGAATGCTGGCGTCTTATGGGATTTGATGACAAAGATTTTGAAGCAGCTTTAAAAGTCATTCCAGGAAGAACAGGATGTTTAAATAATTCTTTATATAAACAAGCTGGGAATAGTATTGTCGTACCTATACTGGAAGCTATCTTTAAAGAAATAATATAAAGGAGAATAAATTTGAAGAATGAAATTATAATTCTTGATAAAGAAAAAATAGAAGAATTGAAACTTGAAAAAAGAGAAGTCCTTGTTTACACTTTTATTTCTCTTGTTTCTGGTTCTTATACTGCTAAAGAAATGGCTGCAATACTTGGAATTGGACATGATGGTACTGGTTTCAATTATCCATTAGTTAAAAAGTACTGTGATTCTTTGGTAGAAAAAGGATTAATAAAAAGAAATGAAGATAAATTTATAATAACAGGAGGTCAAAATGACTAATACAAATAAAGAAATAGAAATAAAAGAATATGTAGAAGATTGTAAAATAAATGATATGTTATACACAGTGAAAGAAGTTGCCAAAATAATTAAAACTAGCCCACCTTATGTTTATTCCTTAATCAAATCCAATAAACTTCCTAGTCTAAAACTTGGAAGTTTAAAAATTAGAAAAACTACTCTTGAAAATTTTTTAGAACAGTATGAAGGATATGACTTAACTGATCCCTATAATATAAAACCATTAAATTTGGAAGTGAGTGATTAATGAGTGGTCATGTTAGAAAAAGAGGAGATAAATGGTATTACAGTTTTGAAGCTGCTTCTGTTGGAGGGAAAAGAAAAAGAATAGAGAGAGTAGGAGGAAAAACTAAAAAAGAAGCTGAAGCTGCTTTAAGAAAAGCTCTTTTAGAATTTGAAAACTCTGGTTTACATTTTCAGCCTAAGGAAATTTCTGTTGCAGACTATATGGGATATTGGTTAAAAAATTATGCTGAAATTAATTGTAAATATAACACAATTAATTTTTATAATAGATTCATTACAAAACATATAGTTCCAGCATTAGGGACTTACAAGTTAAAATCTTTAACCCCTTCTGTTCTTCAGGAGTTTATTAATAACAAATTCTTATCTGGTTTTAGCAAGCATACAATTAAAAATCTTTTTTCAATCTTGTTTTCAAGTTTGAAGTATGCTGTTTTTCCTTGCAATTTTATAAAAGCAAGTCCTATGGAATATGTAAAAGTTCCTAAAATAGAATTAAAGAAATCTGAAATAAATAGAAAAATAATATCTATTGAAGATTTCGAGAAAATAACAAAAAGATTTAATGAAAGTTCTCCTTTCTACATACCTTTAATGATTGGATTTTATACTGGATGTAGAATTGGTGAAGTAATGGGATTGACTTGGGAAGATATTGATTTAGATAAAGGCTTTATTGATATAAATAAAATTATCTATAAGAGAGAAGATAAAAAAACTCCTGTTTGGTGTTTTGGAACAACTAAAACTCCAGGATCTGTAAGAAAAATAAAAATAGGTAAAACCTTAGTTGAGGTTTTAAAAAAATGGAAATCACAACAAAAATTAAATGAAGAAAAATATTTAGAATATTATATTAATCAATATGTAAGAATTGAAAGTACAAAAAAAGAAAATATACAGATAATCCATTCTTTTGATTCTCATATAGATACACAAATTTATGATCTTGTAAAAATGGTTTGTACAAAAGAGAATGGAACAATGGTCACTCCTGATTCTTTTAAGTATGCTTCAAAAGTTATTAATTTTGAATTAGGAATTGAATTTAATTTCCATTCTTTAAGACATACCCATGCTACATTACTAATTGAATCTGGAGCTAATATTAAATCTGTACAGGCCAGATTAGGACATAGTTCTATAAAAACTACTCTTGATACTTATACCCATGCTACTATAAAAATGGCTGAAGATTCTGTTGAACTCTTTGAAAATTTAGTTATAAAAAAAAAGCCAGATTAA